CCTACATTCTTAATAACACTGTTCTGTGCATCCCACTTGTTGTCGTTGTCTAGCTGAATTGAGTCTGCTGCAAGGTCTGCTGACTCCTGTGCTGCATGGAATACCTGAATGTTACTATCATCCAAGTCTTCCTCAGTCAATACTGAGCCTGACGCAAAGTCAACTGCACGTGCTGAGAGATCAGTAGTACGGCGAACCTGTACTAGAGTTCCCACAGCAGGTGCTGATGTTAGTTGTACAGTAGACGCAGAAGGAAAAGTCAGGCCAGTTTCAGCCACACCATCTACTGTTACACTTATTTCAGAAGTGTCCTGATATGTAAAGGTAATAGAGAACTGTGTGGTAGTTCCATTACCTGTATAGTTGTCGTATGAAAAAGCCATCTGTTTTCCTTAAAAACTTCCAAAGGTAGATTTATATGCTTGATTAGCAGTAGCATTAAGAATTTGTCGTACACCATACAAAGACTGTGCTGGTAGTATACGTAATACTCTTCTATACTCTGCTTCTGTTATCTTACCATCATTGTATGCTTGAGTAATTTGTAGTAATGTTGACGCATAAGATATAACAGGAGGTGTAATAGCGTGTGTGTTCCCACCCATTGCACCTGTTGTTACTTGATATACATAACCAAATAGTGATGCTGCTCCGATTTGACTTAAAGAACCTACTAAAAAGTTTTTCATAGTCATACGTTCCTTAATATACTCATCAGCATCGCTACGTCCCATAGCGTTCATTTGAACACGAGCTATGTACATCATCATGCCTAGCATAGCAGAGCTTGCAAAGACTTTGGAAACAGTCTTTAGATCACCGCTTGCTGCTCTTACACCTAAGCGCATAGTTTGCTGTTCAATAGAAGCCATAGTAAAGCTTAAGAACTGAAAGTAAGTCTTACCTACTTCACCTCTTAACCATTTATTAGTAGAAGCAATGTTCATTTCTTGTACACTGTTTCTTACTTCCTTAAAACCAGCAGCCTGAAAGGCATCACGGACATCCTCAGGCCAATCCTTAAGGTTCATTTTAACTAGAGTACCATTTTGAATGTCGGCCTTATCTCTGATTGTTTGGCTAATCTTAGTAGTCATTTCATCAGTCAAACCTAGCTGTCTTAGTTTAACTGTGGCAAAGGGCATCTTATCTTTTGTAGCTGCTGTTGCCCATTCCTGAGCAAAACCCCGCATAGCTCTACGTCTTAAGACTTGTGTTACACCCATCAGACCAGAAAAGTAAGCTACTTTCTGTTGCGCCCACTGAGCCTTCTCACCTAGTTTACTAGCTTTAGGTACTAAAGCACCCTCTAAGTTACTACCGTCAAACCTGTTAGTGGTTGAGTATTTACCTAAAAGAACTTCTTCACCTAAACCTAGATCATCAATTAGTTCTTTTAATAAAGTATCATCTAGTTGTCCTTGAGAAGCCCTAGTATAAAAACTACTCATTGATGAATTAGTTCTTAGAATAGTACTAACACTATATTCAAATACAGCATTAGATATCTCCATTAAAGAAGACATCCCAGACATACCCATGTTTACCGCAAAGCTAAAGGCTCTTAAACCAATATGAAATTCTTTAGTTCCTTTATTGAACGGTTCCCTGTGAGCAAGCCTACCAGTTATTCCATCATACATAAAATCTAGGGCATCTAACTCACTCTTAAAATCTCCCTCAGGTACATTCTGCATCCTAGCCTGACTCTTAATAGCTTCTCTAAAAGACTCCCAACTAGAACCTGCTTGGTTGGTATTGATACCATTCCTAGCTAGTCCAATAGCTCCTGAAAGTTGAAAGATATAAGAGTTATGTAGTTGTTCAATGTCGCTCTCTAGTAAGTCCTCAAATTTGATTTCAATAGTCTCACCATCAGCACGTGTTACACTAATAGAGGCACTTTCATCAAGTAATAAACGAGGACGACTACGCTTGTGTTCAGCCTTTGAGGGTCTGCCATTTGCGAAAAGTTCTACGACATCATCTATCTGATCTTCTGTTAGTTCATCCTTAAACTCTCGCTTCATAAGATCGCCTAAATCTTCTAGGGTCATCTCATTAAGACCCTGTGGACCGCCTGATTTACCAAATGTACGATCAACAATACCCTTAGTATAGCCAGCAGCTATACGCCTAATCATGTCGTTAGCTTCTGCTTCTATATCCTTTGTTGATTTTCTGGTTGGTTTCTTCTTAGCAGCTTTCTCAGCCTTCTTCATAATACTCTTGATAACATTCTGAAGTATATCAGGCTGACCTCTACGTAGAGCTTCTTCTACTAGTTTAGCAATCTGCTCGTCAGCTTCAGGACCAAGACGATTTCTTAAATCAACAATTTTCTCATCACTAAAGATACGAGCTAGATAGTTCTTATGCTTGTCTAGGATGGCTGGTGTAAACCCAGCAACATCGTACTTAATCGCCATCTCTGCTAGTTCACGTTCTTGTTTCTGTACAAGTTCAGCTACTGCTTTTACTTCAGGGTCTGCGTCTTTAATTATACCTCGTACATACTTACTTACTAAGGTATTAAAATCAGCAGCACCTAATCCAGTTCTTTTAGTAAAGGCTATCTGAGAAGGGTAAAAGACTTCCCCAAATCCCTGCCTATACTGTCCCTGAATACGTTCAGCAATTTCTGAGGCTGCGTCATTGGCGTGTAAATTACCACCCTTATAGCCTACAGCATTAGCTCCTAAGGCTCTAGCACCCTGACGTATCCGTGATAGCTTAGACATACCAGCCTTGTATCCAGAGGACACCAGCTTACGTACACCTAACAACCCCCATCCTGCAATCTCAGGGATAGCTTCAGCAGTCTCTATAGGCGTTGCAGCAAGGGCTGTACGTTCAGCTACTCCTACATCACTAATTCTTGTAGCAGCAGTAGTAGCATCGGCTACGTTGAAGATAGCATCGTTAGCCATAGTTTCGTTAATTAATCGTTGGGCTGTAGCTTCAACATTATTAGCATCATAGAAGGCTCGTTCAGCAGGGGTAAGTTCTCCACCCTCTGCTACCTTCTTAGCTAGTCGTGCTACGTTACCTCGTTTAATAAACGCAGTAACACCAGCATTAAGAGTACCACCTAGTACTGATCCAGCACCCATAGCTATAAGTACATCATTAGCATCTACGTCATACTTAAGACCTGCACGGATACTTTCAAAGGCAGCTAACTCAGCACCAGTAACTAATGCACCAGCACTAAACGCTCTAGCAGCACTATAGGCTTTCTTAGCCCTTAGAGCCGCACCAGCGGCAAGTGTAGCACTACCAGTTAGAGGAGCAGCGGGACCACTTAGAGAGGCTACAGCAGCCGTTGAAGCTCCAATGGTAGCCCATTCTACTGGATCAAACATTGTAGCAAACGCAATAGCGGCTGTTCCACCCCAACCAGCTTCCGCTAGTTTCTGTCGGTTAGCCTGTGTTTTTAAGTAATCTTCTCTTAGTCTCATTGCACTAGCAAGATTAACTTCTGTAGCTTCGTCTAGTACTTCACGAATAGCACGTTCATCAGTCAGTCCATTAGTTAGCTCAAAGGTCATATCCTCAGTAAGAATACTGACAGCCTCACCCTCAGGCTTTCTTAATCTGTCTGCACTCTTAAACAGAGTTGGTGCTATTTGTTCTTCCTCAATGGCTGTAGGCAATGAAGAGAAAAAGCCACCCTTTGACGTTACTTCCTCTCGTGCCTTTTGTAGTGTACCCTCGCTGACCATAGGAGTTAAATCAGGAGCAGTAATCCCAGACTCAAATCCTAGACCTTTGAGAATATTCTTATTTGTATCAGCCATTGAAGTTTCCTTTTATTTTAAACTTAAGCCGTAGAATTTCTAGGAACAGTAACATAGTAATAGCTGGTTGTATTACTACAAATAGCCAGATGTTTATTTCCTCGTAAGAAATGCCTAACATCTCAGCCATTCTAACAAGTATTATAACGCAGAAATCAAACACGTTATCTACCCATTCAATTCCGCTATTACCCATTACTGTTCCTTTCTATTAGTTCAATTCAACAATTACTTCTGAACCTTCATTTTCAGTGATAGGAGCGTAGTTACTAAAGAAAGCTCTCATCTTTTTATAGATAGTTCCCTCAGAGGTACTTTTATTATTAAAGTTCCATCTTTCCTTAATAAACTTTCTACCGCTTTTATCTTTCTGAATGGAGAAACCACCTACAAATCCTGCTGCTTTAAGCACAGGGTCTGTCTGTAGGTCATAAGCAAACATAGCTAATCCTATTGGATTGTTAGGATATACTGCATTAACTTGTTCTTCCATTTGTTTACGTTCAGCATTAGATAATCGTTTACCGTCTATAGACTTAAAGTTAGCTATGACTGCTGATACTGGCAACCCTCTCTTAGTTAGTGGGTAGTCGCCATACTCAACACTCCTTGAACCTCTAGCCTCAGCATTAGCTGTTGCTGTTTTGATTACATTTAGCGTATCTTCGCCTATATCTTCAGTGGTAAATTCAAACTCTGCGCCTAGCATATTACCTAAAGTGTTAGCAAACAAAGCTTTATAAGGAGCAGCTATGAAATTAGATGATGGTTGTTTTTCATCTAAAGCGTCTAGTACTGTTCCTCGTTTTGGCTTTGGTTTAGGTAAAGGAAATGCCTTCGTACTCGCAGCAGCCTCTGATATAATGGAAGGTAACTCAGCATCTGATATGATTTCCTCAGCTACTTTCTTAGCCCTGTCTGCTGTCTGCGTAGCCCACTTAGTAGCACTAATAGTACCATCCTCTGCTATATTATAGAGCATATTAAACTTAGCTTCTAATAGTGCAGAGGCTTGTTCAACAGAACCTTCAGCATACTGTGCAGCTTCTTTTAGTGATGCCATAAACTTAGGCCACTGGTTCTTTACATTAAACCTACCAAGCTGATAACCCATTTGGATCACACCAGACTTAGTGGAATCGGGTAGATTATCAAAACCAGTTACTTCATTAGTAAAGAAGTCATTAGTTTTAGCAACCTTAAGAGCTACTACTGCTGCTGATTCCTCAGGCTGTACGTTATTTATATCTCTAATAAGAGCTTTTTCATCAGGCTCTAGTGATTCAATCTGTAAGCCATGACCAACAGAGTCCTTACCCATGTCATCATAAGGAGTGTAAGAAAAACCTTCATCCTCTATAATAGTACTAGCTGCTGCTGTAGTTACAGGATTAACAATATCAATAGCTTCTTGTACTAAACTTTTAACATTCTCCATAACAGAGCTAGTCTGCTCTACCTGAGGAGGTTCTTCTTGAATTACGTCAGGTGGCTCCACAGGCTCAGGTTTAATATACTCTGGACTCTGTGAGGAGATATAAGTAGGTTTAGAACCATCTGCTGTAATACCTGTGTAGTAGTACTGACCTGTAGGCTCACCATTGACCATGATAGGCTGGGCTGTTAAAGGTTTGAATGTATCAGGAAGAGCATTGATTGAGTTCTTTAAGTTTTGTCCAGCCCACGCAGCACTAACATTAATTGGCTTATTAACAGGATCATCTTCAGCAGCTAAGGAGCCAACAGAAAATGCTTTCTTTTTAGCCATCTCAATCTTATTCTTATTAGAAGCTATCATCTTAGCAACAATCTGAGGATCGTTTAATAAGTCAGTTTTACTAACCATGCCTAAGGGATATCTTATGTCACCTTGATTATCAATAATGTCTACTCTAATAGCATTAGGTTTAAGACGATCAGGTGTAAAAGAAATAGCGGGATTATCTACCATCCCTAATTCACCATTAATAAGAATTTTTATATCTGGGTCTTCGCTCATTACCTTAGACAAGTCTGTTAGTCTTTGTGCAACAGGTGCGCTAATAGTAGGATCAGTATTTAACTGTTTGAAAGACATCTTTACACCATTAGCAGAGGTGTAGATTACATTGTCATTCTTAAAAGCTTCTGCTGCCATAGCCGCTGCTCTTTCCAGAGGCATATTTAACTGCATAAGCAACCCTGTCATACGCTCAAGTTCTGCTATATTAGCCACAGCATTACCTGTTTCCGTATGATCTGTAAATCCAAAGCTACTTAAAGTGTTTACTAATTTAGTTTGATTATCAGTACTTAAGGTTTGATCCATAGATACATCAGCCTGTTGTGCCATAGACATAGCATTAGCTATATTAACAGTACCATCAGGATTACTACCAACAGTAGCAATATTAAGAGCAAGAATTTCAGCTATATCAAAACGCTCCATTTGATCGGAACTAATTAGTGAAGTCGGAATGTCTATACCCAAAGCTTTTAACTTACGTACACTATTAAAAGCTGATATAGCAGACTCTGCATCTTTTGTGTCAGCAATAATATCACCAGTTGTTAAAGCAAAGACACCATTCTGAATATTTGTTTTTAGCTGAGGTGGTACAATATTATTCTTTCTATAGAAGTCTTCGGCATATGCTGCTCTTTGATCTATAGTATAATCCTTAGTACTTAACCATGACTCAAACTGTGCTGCTACTTCATCATCATCCATGACAATTTTAGTACCACCAGCACCAGTTAGTGTTTGACCTCTAAAATAATCCTGTTGATTATTAGTGTCACCAAATACAAAACTATCAAAGCCTTTAAATACTTGTTGTTGTAGTTGTAGTTGATCGTTTTGTTTAGCAAACTCTTTATTAAAAGCTCTTAGGTCACTGTCAATAGTCTTATACATTGCTTGGTAGCGAGGTATTCCACGAAACTTACGGTCTTCTGCCCACTGATAAGCAGCGTTTGGACCCTGCGATCTAACATTAGGAGCAATAACTTTTTCCATAATGTAGTCGTTGACCATAGATTGACTATAACCATAAGCTTCTGAGGCCTGTCTTACAATTTCATCAATGTTTTTCTTTTGTAAGTCTAAACCAAACTTAATGTTTTCAGGAGAAAGAGGACTACCATCTTCTTCAGTCTCTGGTACGTAGCCAGTATCTGTAGAAATGTCTAAAACTTCTCCACCAACTTTACCCATGTTAATATTAAAGTTATGTTTAAACTTTTCAGGGTCATAATCGTTGTTAAACCATGCAAGGTTTCCCATTTCAATGTTGCCCTTGACAGCCTGAAATAGTAAATCATCACCTGAGTCTTGGGCTGCTTGAAGGAATGGCTGCATAATTTCTGCTCGTCTTGCAGCAACATCTTCGTCAGACATTTCTAAATAGTCTGGTACGTTATTTATAAAGTCTTTCTTAGCAGCCCTTAAAGCACTTGACGTAGCAATCTTAGCATCTAAAGTACGTGCCGCAGCAATACCCTGTTCTGCTTCTCGCTGAAGCTTTAGTTGTTTTTCTTTTTCTATCTGAGCTAAAGTCTTAGCTGCTGGTGCAATAGCAGAGATAAACGCACCCAGATCGCTTGGTCCTACAGGCTGTTCAGCAGGACGTACATATGTATCCACTGGACGAGCCACAGCTTGTAGTCTTGCAGAAGGCCGCAGCCGTTCTACTGGTTTTCTAGCCATTATTGTCCTCCACCCTGACCCACTGAATCACTATAACCATAGGTATAGTTTTGTGAACCTATTTCATCACCGAAAGTAGACTTGTATTTACTAGGTTGTTTTACATTAGCCGCATTATAAGCAGCAGTAGCATTAGCCGCAGTTCCTACAGCCGCAGCTAGGAAGTTAGGCATGACACCCTGTTGTAGAGAGTTAGTTCTGTTTAGTGCTTCCGCAGATGCACCACGCTTTTCAAGCTCAATCTGTTTCTCTACATTCTCTAGGTTTCTATTAATGGTAGTAACGCCACGGAGCTTCTGTGCTGTATAGTCCTGTAGTAGTAAGTCTACTGAAGAACCACTAACACCTGCTTCACCTGCTGCTACTAAGGCTGCACCCTCGCCCTCTAGGGCTTGGATACCTAGCCGCATCTTCTCTTCAGCGGCTGCTTCATTCTCTTGAATAGCCCTCTGATTAAGGGACTGTATCTTTAAATCTCGTGCATCGTTAGCTGCTAGTCTGTTAGCATCAAATCTAGCTTGGTCAGCCTGAGCCTGAGCCACTCCTTGTTGATATTCAGAAACCCCTTGAGCAACTGCCAATACAGCCATAACTGTTGGACTACACATCTTGTATCCTCACAAATTCTAAAAAGGGTTTGTTTCCTACACCCCAAGTTTCATGCCTTTTAATAAACGTAAATCCTACAAACTTTAACCAGTTAATAGCAACAGCGTAGTCAGCGTCACAGGCATTAGTTAGGATTGGATATTTATTGTTTGCTTCTTCTACCCATTTACGAGAACCACGAAGGAAGGGCATCCAGACCTTTGTTATTGGTGGTGCTGTAAGTAGCCACGGTATGCCTATAGAATTATCTAATCCTACAAGCCCATAGATACCAGCAAGCTCACCTGTTTCTTCTACAACAATAGTCCAGCACTCTTCTGACTCATCTAGTCCTTGCTGTAAGGCTTCCTTAACATCGCCATGTGAGGCAAGCACCTCTTCAGTATCCTCTGGTCTTAAGTTTGTAGCCAGATGGTCTACATCAGACTGAGTACTTGCTCTCACTTGGACTTTCATTACATTCTCCTAGAACGAAGGACAAAGAAGCCCTCCCATTCTGCTGATTGGAATACACACGGTAAGTGATTATCACTTTCGATTGTTACTGATGTTTCACTAGCATGACCCATTACACCAAAGCGATATGTACCAGACTCAATAGCAGCAGCACCAAGAATATTAGCACCACTACCCACCACACGGCCTGTAAAGGTACGTGTATACACCTGTCGCTTTAGAGGTCTTAGGACAATCTTAAAGAATCCTGTGTTATTATAAACAACAGCATAGTTTCTTAAGTGTAGTTGTCCTGTGGTAATAGCCTTGTTCTCCTGCTTTAGTACTGGCTCTGAGAACTGGTACTTAAACGTAAACGGAATACCAGCAAATACTTTCTCAGAGTTAGCTAGTTTAGCTGCTACATCTCCAACTGTAATTACCTTACCTGTCTGGTCAATATAAGTTATATTGGAATCTGTATAAGGAACAGAGGTAAGACCACCAGTTTCTAGAGTAACCCTTCTATCTAAGTGAATAGAAAAGTTTCCTGTAGTATAAATAGTAGCTTCGTCTACTGACAGGTTAATACGCTCAAGGAATAGGTTTGTACCACGTTTAATTAGGATATAAATATCAGCACGATTAAATGATATGCTAATAACATCACCACTAAATACCCAGCGTGACCACGAAGCCTGTAGCTTTTCTCTACCAGACCAATAGTATCTATACACATAGATAGCTGTAGGATCGTTATCAGTCTGTACTAGGATCATGTCTTCATTGGATGAGGCTTGGATATTAATAATCTCACCATTAAGATACTCAGGGATGTGAGAGGATGTTTCATTAGCATCATTTACATCGGTATCAGTATCTACAAAGTACTCCCACATACTAGACCAAGCACCACGCTTAGAGGCAAAGTAAACATACTTACCTGCTGCTGCTGGTTTAGCTCTAAGACTAGTCTCAAACTCTGTAGTGTTAGCTACGTCAACAGTCTCAGGGGTAAGTACAGGATCACCTGTTACCTTAAACTGTGTTAGGTCTGAGAAGAGTAGGAGGGACTCACTGAATGGTACAGCGTGTTTAAGGATACTAACCTTATTAGAGGACACTGCCACATCAATGGGGTCACTATCAATAATGGTTAGCGTAGACTTACGGAAGAAATCAAACTCAAGAAACTCACCAGCACTACCAAAGATAACATTCTCGTCAGCTAGTAGTCCTAGTCTGTTCTTGTGAAAGAAGATGTCAGCTAACTTAAACCCAACAAATGATGGAAAGGGGTTAGTGTCATCATCTCCTACTTTTCTATTAGCATAAGTAACAGCATCAAACTGAAAGTTACCACTAATAAGCTTTGACAACTTATGTGGCATTGTAGAGTTATCTAAAGAAATCTCCACATCAGGGGATACAGTTTCCTTCCACACTCCGTCAGTAAACTTAACGTAGTAGTCGTCCTGCGCCTTCTGATTATCACCTGAGACTTTAATAATAAAATCGTTTGGACCCTCAACAGGCAACTGTTTAAAGTCTGGTGTTTCAGTCTTGAATACTTTAAGATGATCTCCACCATGAGAGTCACCTACTTCTACTTGGAAGTCTGTACTGTTAGTAGATTGAATATGCAGTACTGATCCATAGCGAGTAATAGTAATACCTGTTACTGCACTAGCATTGATGATGTTTTGATAATAAGTACTATCGACAACAGTTCCTGAAAATGTATTTAAATTCTGACAAATCAAATCAGTAGATGCACCACGCTCTGCGTTCTGCGTATCTGTTGTATTAGCCTGAGTGGAAGACTTAGTAGCAAATTCCACAGTACTACTACTACCACCCTTAGTAATCTTAAGACGATACGTAGAAGCATAGTCAGCCTGTTTGACATACACCAAGGCTTCTGGATTACGTGTTGGAGATAATGTAGCTGCTTTAGCTACTGTGACATTCTTATTAATAATAAAGGTTGCGTCAGCAATAGAGACAGCAGATAACTCCTCATTAGGATTAGTCAATCCAGACAGGTATGATGGTGCATTGTTTGTTACAGTCTTAGCTACGCCATCCTTGTCAAACACCCTGATAGTACCAGCAGTATCTACCACCATAGAGTAGAACTCATTCTCATCCCTACGAATGGTGTGGATAAATGCTTTATCTAGGTTTGAAATAACTCCTAGGTCAGCAATGTGCTGTGAACTAGGACGCTTAGACAAACCTGAAACAACACTAGACAGACCATTCTCTTGTAAGTCTGCTTGAGTATTCAAACGTAATGATGGTGGTTGTTGTGATACTCCGTTAATTAGGTTTGGGATAGATTGACTGATGAGTGCCATTAGATTGTTCTCCGTCCCTGCCTATCAATAATGCTAAAGGTATCATAATTGTCAAAGATGTTATGGTCATCAGCAGCCTTATCAAAGTCTTTCAACTCCATCAAAGCCATGTTCTCGTCTTCCTTCTGGAAACCATGCAGGGTATCTGAACCCACAACACGGTCTTGGAATACACGAGTAGCGCGTAGCACTACATATCGTTTAGCTACCTCAGGTAAGTCATCAAAGTCTAACTGTACCACAACATCAAGGGCTGCATCAGTACCAACAATAAAGGTATGATTAGTCCTGTCATACATTTTTAGACCACGCTGCACCAAGTTTGGTGAGTTAGCTTTCAGCGTAGCGTCTGCTCTAAGAATATCAGCGGGGAGTAATATCTCACCTGCTGGTGTCTGAGCGAAACTTTTATTTAAATCTGTGTTAAAGTGCCAGCCCATTGACTGCACTTCTCTGTCAACTGTGTTAAGAATAGTCTCTGCAACCTCTGCTTCAATCAAGCCAGAGGAGAGACTACTAACTGGTGCTTCACCAATAGCAGAAAGCATCGTGTTGACTGCATCTAATTTACTTGTTCCAGCCATGATAGCTCCTTACCATTTAACCCTGTTAGCCCAATAAGCAGCAGAACTTTCACCCTTTTTAATATTTGCAGCGTGTCTAGCCTTAAAGGATTTCTGTCTTGCTGTTGGTTGTCTATCACCTGTTACACCCTGTTGACCAAAGCGTATAATCTTAGGCTTATCTTTAGTACCTACTAACACCGCATGAGACTTAGAGGCATTTGGCGTTCTTTTAGGTATCCGCAAACCCTTAAAGGTTTCTCCTGCGTGTGTAATAGCCATTACTTTTTCTTTCCGTACTTAGCCATGATAGCAGCTACCTGCTTCTGAGGCATACCACCAAAGGACATCTTCTTGCCTGTCTTCTTAGACGCAGCCTTAGCTTGTGCAATACCTTCCTTGGTGTACTTATATTTCTTACCACCTACTTCTGGCATATCATTCTCCAAAGAAAAAGGGGAGCAGCCGAAGCCACCCCCCCTAGTATTATTAAACCTCAGACAGACCGATACAGGCTGCTGGACGCAGGACGTTGTGTCCCATTGCGTACTTAGCAACCATGAGTGTGCCTTGACGGTTAATTTGATACTCAGACTCCATGCCCAAGTCAAGCAACTTGACAGTAGCAACAGCGTCAGGAGTAAAGATAAAGCCACGGAACTTAGAAGCAAGAGCCACCATATCAGCACCGTCTACAGCAGCAGTCGGCAGGTCATAGTGAGTAGTGCGTCCAGAACCAGCAGTGTTTGCTAGTGGTGCGTTGTCAGAAGTCTTACCTTCGTCAGCATCGCCTGTGGTGAAGTTCACGTACAGGTTAGATACCTTAACGTGGTTAGACATAACAACAGGCATACCAGCAATCATTGGTACAGTCGCAGAAGCGATTGAACCATTACCGCCGAAGTCCTTGTTCATGTAGGTCAACTTAGAACCGTCAGTAACGTCCAGAAGGGCGTAGTACTGGTCAGGTGCTAGTGCTACAACAGCGTTAGAGTGGTCAACATTCTTGATGTCAAACTCTTTCTTCGCATCAAAGATAGCCTTAGCAATCTTAGCTGGGTCAAGAGAGTCAGCAGTAGCTGTACCGATTGTTACGTTGTTGGTAAAGTCTTCCTCAGTGAAAGCTTTGTAGTCTTGGATCAGACCAGCAGCACGAGTAGCGTTGGTAGCCAATGCAGCCTTAGTAAGCATACGAGCTACGTTACGGTCAGCCTCGTTAGCCAGAGCAATACCGGCTTCCTTTGAGTAGATAGAACGTACATCGTAGTGGTTGATTGCTTCATCAATGTTAGCAATGAACTGGCTAGAGATGAGCAAGTCATCAATAGTTACGATACGCTCACCAGCACGGATTGACCCGCCTGTGATCTCATTTCCAGGGGTCAGGTATTCAGCGGTTGCGCGACCTGTCAGTGGGAATGAGGCAGACTTGCCCTTTGAGATTGTGCGAGTACGTACCTTGTCCATGAGGACTTTCTTTTCCTCAAAAGCTGTCAGGACTTCCCCTGCATACAGCTTGAGAAACAGGTCACGTACGTCACCTGTTAGGTTATTCTGGCCTTGAAAGCTTACGCTATAGGCCGGATTTGAAGCGGCTTGTGCCATTTTAAATTACCTCTTAGTAATGTTAATGTGAGTT